ACAGAAAAGAACGCAAACGAACAATTCATTAACCCTCAATTTCATGTGTTTGGAGGAGAATCAGATGCCTGTAGTAATGTGGCTGATCTTTATCGCAATAATAGCAATGTGTATCCCAGCCCTGCTCATGTGATGTCACTTGAAGAGGCTAGTTTTGTAAAGTATACAATCAACACATTTCTGGCCATGAAGGTAACATTCTTCAATCAACTATACGATGTTGTTAATACAACAGACGCGAACTTTGCTAAGATCGCGAATGTAGTCGGCCAGGATAACCGTATAGGATTATCACACACGCGAGTGCCAGGCTTTGATGGTAAGCAAGGCTTTGGAGGAGCGTGCTTCCCAAAAGACACTACAGCGTTCTTTGATTACTCTTCTAAGTTGACATTATTGGAAGAATGTATTAGAATAAACAATGAGTATAGATCTTGTTATGAATTAGATGAAAGAGAAAAGGAACAGAACATTGAGTATAATGGACAAACTCAAAAAGAACAGTAAGATTAAGACAACAGAGGTTCTGTCTAAGTCTAAGTTCTTTACAGAGAAAGATATGACTCCTACCGATGTGCCTATGATCAACGTTGCGTTGTCTGGTAGTGTAGATGGAGGCTTAGCTCCTGGACTGACCGTTCTGGCCGGTCCTTCAAAACACTTTAAAACATCCTTTGCATTACTAATGGCTGGAGCATATCTTAAACGTCATCCAGATGCAGTTATGCTATTCTACGACTCAGAGTTTGGTTCACCGCAATCATACTTTGAGCAGTTTGGTATCGATGTTGATCGTGTATTGCATACACCGATTACCAATGTAGAAGAACTAAAGTTTGATATGATCGGGCAGCTAGAAGAGCTTGATCGTGATGATAAAGTAATTATCGTTATCGACTCTATTGGTAATATGGCGTCCAAGAAAGAATTAGAAGATGCTGTTAATGAGAAGTCTGTTGCGGACATGTCTCGTGCCAAAGCTCTTAAAGGCTTGTTCCGCATGACCACTCCTTATCTGACTATGAAGAACATTCCATTGATTGCAGTCAATCATACGTATAAAGAAATTGGATTGTTTCCGAGAGATGTTGTTGGTGGTGGAACAGGTATCTACTATTCAGCAGACAACATCTGGATCTTAGGTCGCCAGCAAGATAAGAAAGGTACAGAGATTCAAGGATATCACTTTGTGATCAATGTGGAGAAGTCACGATATGTTAAAGAGAAGTCTAAGATTCCTATCACTGTATCCTGGGAGGGTGGTGTTAAGCATTACTCTGGTCTTCTCGATTGTGCTCTCGCTGGAGGTTATGCGACTAAACCAGCAAACGGCTGGTATGCTAGAGTCGATCAATCAAGTGGAGAAGTTGGTCCAAAAGTTAGGTACGATGCAACCTTAGAGAAAGAGTTCTGGGATCCTATCTTCGCTGATACCGACTTTAAAGAGTTCTTGACTAAACAGTATTCAATTGGCCACCAGTCATTAGTTGACATGGATGAGATTGTATTGGAAGAATGATGGATATTGATAGATTATCAGAAGGCGTTGACTACGAATTTGTGCCTAGCACAACTGACGAGAATGCCTGGCAAGTGAGAATGTTGACAGGACCGTATCCAGAAACGGTTATCATGTTTGATAAGTTATCTGTAGATGGTAAGGAAGAGTTGATTAACTTTAACTTTACAATAGTAGAATCTCCTGATGACATCACTGTTGATGATAGTGACCTGCAAGCTGCTGTAGGGTCTGTTCTGTTTTACATCCTTGAAGATTCATTGACTAATATGACTGCGGACGTTCAGGATCAGACATGAGAATATTGATAATGGGATTACCAGGTGCAGGTAAAACTCACCTGGCCAAACGATTGCAGATACATCTTAACTGCGCGTGGTATAACGCAGACAAAGTACGAGAGATGGCAAATGATTGGGACTTTACTGATACCGGCCGTAGACGTCAATCGGAAAGGATGAACTGTCTTGCATCTTTTGAAGGTGCTCGAGCTCGTACAGTCATTTGCGACTTTGTTTGCCCCACAGGAGAGACTCGTGAACAATTCACAGCTGATATAACAATCTGGATGGATACAATAGAAGCTGGACGATTCGATAATACTAACAGCATCTTTGAAGCTCCTACGGATGTAGATTATCATATGGAGGGTTTTATGTCTGACGAAGAAATCGTTGTATTTGCAACTCAACTGAAGAGGGAACATGGTCTTTAACTCAATGAAACCCACCACCCAAATGCTTGGTCGATGGCAACCATGGCATTCGGGGCA